AAGGACAAAAGAACCTCTAAAGACTAAGACTTCCCACGATCATCGAAGAATCCATTACACCGAAGGGCCATAGGCACCAAACTTGTGTGGACATCTAGACTCGCGGAATACATCAGAAGAATTTGTTATGAGAGTTCTATCCTATACCCGGAAATGAAGAACAAGATATAAAGAAGAAAACTGAACTAAGACCCACGAAAGACGAGAAAGAATAAGAAAAGAACTTCTGGTAAAGTGACTAAATCACTGCAGAGAGAACCTTCAATAAAACAGACTCACGTAGATCTACTCCAACTCGCTCAATTGTAGAAATATTCTCCATATACTTACAAAATTTACGACCACCTATTAACTGGTGGTAGGGTTTTGGGGTATAAGTAGATTTATTAGAACGCTTCCAAGAACGTAAAAAGGATTCTGACCATTCTTTAACCCGAACGGCCATATCCATGGAAGACGTATACATATGAGCAGGTGATAGTTTCGACATCACTGTGGCTAGTAAATGTGATTCAAGGGGATCTTCAGGGCGAGAAGTAACGATTTGCTTAGTTACTCCTGCTTTCGCTCGCAACCGAGCTGCAAGTCTAGAAGCCATCAACCAGATAGAAGCATTATCAACTTTATTAAGGAAAGAAATTGACAATAGTTCATCCTGATTTTCAGGTTTCGCTTGCAACCAGGTTGCGAGTTTCAATTGATTATAAGAGAAGGCATCAGATGAGGACTTACCGACAAACGGTAATCCAACGCCACCAAGATGATGAGGTAAGAACCAAGACATTCCTACAGGGACAGCGTCCAATACAGGACGCCAGATATTAATGAATTTTTGCATAAGAAGAACCTGTTCCTCATAAGGGAAACCCTTTATAAGGTCATGGGATAATGTACTCAGATCTGAAACTCTTGGGTCTTCAGAAGGTAGGATTCGATTCCTATCCAGTACATCACCATCTCCAGCAATATCACTTCTACCTAATAGTAGTGCCATATTCCTATAAGGCACGAGTTGGAACTCACGGACATAACCTTCATAATCCTCATATTCTCTATGAAGAAATAAAGTTGTGTTAATAACCACAAAGTCACGTGATGTAAAGTTCTTACCCATTGAAAACTTGAGTCCACCCGAGGCGGTAGCAAGTTTCCAAATACTATATCCTTCATCATCTGTCACGAAGGCGATATCATCGCCATTAATCAGCATTCCGATCTCACAAAGTGAGAAAGCAGTCGTAGATCTATGCTTCTGTTGGAAACGAAGTTCCAGTGCATACCGCGTTAATGCGGCATTAACAAGACATAGGATAGGAAAACTAGTTGGAGAACCCATAAGTTGGCCCCATTCCTGTTTTCTCAGTCGAGGATCACTCGAAGAGAAATCAGGAGAAGGATCAAAATCGATGTATTCACTAATTAAACCCATCATGTCGAACGGAAGAACCTCATCAATTTCATCAAGAAATTGAGAGTCCATAAGATCATCAAAACTATCAGGAACCTGGATAACGTGACCAGTCAAACTCTTTATAAACATCTCTCTAACATCATCGCACCAATGTGCGGAGTTACAGAGTGTCTCAACGGCAGTGCGCGACAACTCCGGATTGAGGAGATCCGTCGCACTCTGATAATCACCACTAACGTAGAATTCACCATCTGAAGGGACGCGGAGCGCATTCTGTAAATGCTCCGCCTCAAGGGTCTTACCAATTAAGGAAAAAACCTCATGCCTTCTAAGATGGGTATGGACAGCCTTCTGTATGTACCTGCATCTATAGTACATACCCTCCGGACCCCCCGTGATAACACGAACCTTAAAAGGTTCTGGGAGTGCGGTGAGCTTAGTCCAAAACTCAGAATCTCTACGTTCCTGACACTGCAATACAACAAGACGGTTCCATCGGTCTACATCGACCGAAGGGACACAAACACTACATTCCTCAGAAATCTCCTCAATCTCCGGATCAAGAGAACTCTCATCGATATCAAACAACAAACGTTGATGATAAAGAAGGGAATCTTCAAGTTCAGGTACCGAGAAGAGTTCAAACCAATTACGACAAACATCACATTCATCGAATTCGCATTGAAGGTCACAAGAACCTGTGAGGGTCCCTGTTTCTGCAGCATGAGTCCAACGGTCAAAGAACCGACGGAACCAGTTATGTTGAAAATATGTTTGGATAGAACGGTCCACGGGTGCAGTGAACCTATCGCCTTCGTTACCTAGAATTGCTCCAAGGGCACCAATATTACCTCGTTTAGAAGTATAGTGGCCTGAAACACTCGGGATCAAGGGTCCAGATGGTTTGTACCATTTATCAGGAAAAACCTCATTACAAGTGCGGACAACTTCACGTTTAAGAGAAGTAATTGAGAAGTCATGGGTATCAGGTACCCCTCTGGGTTTCTGCAAAGTCGTTAAGACCTTCGCAGACTTTATACGAGAAGCCTCTTGTTTTACAACAGAGGTATCAGGCATCCCTTTCTTCCAATTATTAATGTCCCACAGTTGTTGAGTCTTTTGAAATGTTACAATCCCTCTAATAAAGCGATAAATCTTTCCACCAAACAATATATCAGGATGGTCATTATCATTCCACCATCTTGGCTTCTCTGGATATTCTGACTGTCGCATTCCCTTAGCGAAAATGTAGCAGAACTTGTATTTTAAATACTCTTCACCCAGATCAAACCAATTCAAAATCATCAATCTTTCAATCATCCCTTGCAACTGATCGGGTCCGAGCTCTCCGTCAAACCCAATCAGTCGAAGACCATTGATCATGCACAAAATTTGATCATAGGTCTTATTAATCACATATGTATTATGAAAAGGAAGAAATATCATTGTATAATAGTCTCGGGGAGACATATCTAACCATAATTTCGTGCTTTCCCTACCGGGTACGACTGGAAAATTCTTGACAAAAATACGAATCTGTGAAAACCACGATTCGCATTCTTTAATTATTCCATGTCCCACCCTCCCCACAATACATTTACCAAACGCGGTCTCCGAAAAATAAACATCAGATTCCGCGAATGGGGAGAAGTTTTTCACTCCTTCTACCAGCCAGAGTGCTGCCTCTACTATCTCTAACGAGATGGAGCGTTGCAGTTGCTCAGAAAGTTTTATACTTCGTATCAGTTGTTGGTTAGGTGTTAACCCAGCCAGTAGATCCTCGGATCTCTGCTTCATTAACACGTCACTACACGACAACGAACGATCTTGGACTCTATCCTTTATGATAGAG